ACTGGATCAGTGTCCACCCGTTCAGGCTACGGCTTGGTAAACCGGAGGCGCTGCATCCCCCCTGTATTACAGGGCAGTGCGTAGTGTAGCGAGCTTCTCGTGCACTATCACACTCTCCGGGAAGAAATAAACTTCCCGGGGGATGTCGAGGGGCTTATTCTCGACACACCAATCGGTCAAAGACTCGATCAGTGAAGCCTTCTCCTCGCAAGTTAAACTTGTGTTGGAGGTCGGCAAGTTCCACGAGAGATTCTCGTAAAACTTGCTCTGCCGGGTCGGCCAAGGTACGTTTTCGTACTGCTTGGACCGGTACGGGTCTATCCCGTGCCGCCGACTAATTTCCGGATATAGCATATCCCGGAATAGGTAGGGTCGCCCAATGATGCTAACAGCTTCTTGGACGTCCACAAGCCGCATTCGCTTTGCGAGTGCAGCTTTGTCCTTGTACCGGAGATTTCTCCAGACAAGAACGGGGTCTAAGTCGCGGATAAAATCCGCAGACAGAAGACCTGAACTGAGGGCTGCTTTGAACAGCCCCAGATCGTCGACTCCGCGGACAAGGTCTGCGAGTCGAAGAGTTTCCATGATCTGATCCTCGATCAGATCGCTGGAAATGCCACGTGCTCTAGCATTCGTCGCGAAAGTCGCGAGAACCCTAGACAGCATCGGCGTGGCGGTTCCATCAAGTACTTGCTTGATGGCCCAAAGATGCATTTCAGGTATTGCATGAAATGCACGCCTTAGATCTACCTTTGGTAGATGGTAGGCGGGAGCTTCTATACCTCCTAGTTTTACTGGAAGGTATCGGAACGCAAGATCGGGTGGAAGAAAGCTCTCCATCCGCTGCTCCCAACGTCTTGAGAAGACGGGAAGTAAAACTTCCCATCCTCCACCGAGCCAGGCCAGCATGCCATGCATCTGGCGGGCCTTGCCAATGGCAGGGTTTGGCTCATCTTTTCCCTCGTGCTCCTTAGCACATGGGGAAAAGAGCCTCACTTTCATCGAATCGATGTGAGGCTGCTCCAAATAGGGTATATCCCGAAGAGGAACTTTCCTCCTCCAGATATGTCTATCTTGGAGCCCTACCGTGAGGAGCATCTCCTCACAGTAGAAACCACCTCGCGAACTTAAGAAGTTCTGCGGCCACGAAACGGACATTCCGTTTGCTGCATGGCTCAGAGTAATACTCTGAAGGTAACTCCGCGGACCTTGACCAAAATGGTCGTCGCCCGAACATGCAAAGACCCTCCACCTGGCGGGTGGAGGTCCTCGCAGCGGACTCAGACGCCAGAGAAACTCTACGTCTGAGACTCCTATCCAGTTATAGGAGTATTTCAAGAAAGCTTCTAACTCTGCACAAAGGTTGTGCAGGGTAAGAACAATCTTGGCTCCCGGGTCACCCATTAAGATGCCCCGGGAGGTCGGTCGATCAAAGAATTCTTTGATAACGTCCGACTCGTATATGCGAGGGCTGCAAAGCAGACTCTCACAGAGGTTGAAATACGTGTCTCCGGCACGTTCCAACCCACGATGCAGGCCCCGAAGCATTGCTTCGGAGTACTCGTGCGTACAGAAATCTGTCGCCGTAGTAAGATCGCTACTAAGATAGTAGCGGTCACCTGCAGGTGGAGGGGCAGAGTTTCCCTGCCTCTTCACCCACTCATAGAGTTGCCAACCCCGGGTTAAACCCGAGGTTGCCGATGGATGCGTTCTTAACGCACCTATCACGTGGTGGGCCCACGGCTGCAATAACATTGTCAGCCAGTCTTCCCCCACTGTGACGATCCGGGACTTTGCCCCGGGTTCGCCAATAGCTGATGGTCGTATTGACGGCCATCGGCCAGACAGTCGAAGACTGTCGTTTTCGTTATAGTATGGTTGGCCGAGGAGGATTCCCTGCTTCAGCCCTTCCTCGATCGCCCACTGCAGTAGCTGATAGCCTGTAGTGTGATCAAGACCATACAACGGATCCTCGAGCTTGAAATTTTCAAAGTCGAGGTTCATGCGGTCGTCGCTTTCGCCGGCCTCATGATGCAGTTCATGGTCGAGAGTATCTCGACACATGGTCTGCCAGCGAGGCCTACCGGCTTTGAGCCAGTAGGACTTACCGAACCACGTCGTGCCAAGCACGTCGTGGTCCGCGACAGAGGCGAGCCAAGATCTGAATTTTATTGAGACCTCGGCTGCTCTACCGCCTTCGTCAGTCGTTGAGTCTAATGAAGCATTAGAACTCAATGACGTATGCCCGAGGCTGGTGTAACCAGCCTCTTGGCAGAAACGGTTTGTCTGTCTACCTATGAGGTAGGAAAGGCGCTCAAGTATTCGCTTGCGCACCCCGGACACGGGAAACCGCGAATGCAGAGTCTCTGAATGTTTGTTCAGGGCCTCTGCCCGTGTGGTTTTACCACCAGCAGGAAAATTTCTGCTGGTGGTGAGGTGCTGAACGCGGGTAGCTTCTACCTTTGTTAGCACACCCCTCTCCATGACTGGCGACAGCCATGGCAGGAGCACTCTCCAAAATGGAGGGAGCTTGCTGGGGCTTCCCCAGCAAGAGGCATACCCAGGAAAATCCTGAGGTAGCGGTGGTGGTTCAGTCTCTGACTGAAGCGCCGCCCATTTCACGAGCGCG